GTATCTTGAAACTTACCCCCCCCCTATCGGGCCTTACGGGCACCTAACGGCCATGCTCCGCGTAATGGCAGGCGCTGCAAAGGGTTACGCAGTTGCTCGGGTCGTACATGCGTTCGGGCGCTGCATGACGAGGCACAACGTGGTGGACGTGCTCACCAAGAGCGCCGCACCGGCTGCACAATGGCTGCTGCGCGAGCAGCGCGTTGCGGAACCTCGACCACTTCCACCCACAGTGGATGCCGAGCTCACGCTGGCGCTCGGACCTGTTCCGATCCTTGAGCGGGATGTCCGGAATCGGCATCCTGTGCTTGAAGGATGGCACGAGTCACCTCCTTGCTGACGGGTACCCAATCGGATGCAAGCATGATGACCAGCCAGGGCGAACGCGTGCGCCTGCACAGGACGAGCGGCAGCCGTCCGGTCTTCTTGGAATCCCGAATGGCCTGCTCGAGCCACTTGTACGGGTGCACCTGCTCCTGAAACTTGCACTCGACGTGGATGTTGGCGTCGACCTTGAGGTCGGCGTCGCCATCGGCACCGCAGTACTGCGCGGATCGTCTGGCCTTCAGGCCCAGTTGCGTAAGCAGCAGCGCGGCCTCGAGCTCCCCACGCTTTCCCTTGGCTCTGCTGTTGGTCATGCAGCCACTTTAGTACAACCTGTGCAGGTTGTCCACAACTTATCCACAATACCGAACGGGGGGTCTTGCGTGGACTTGACTTCCTCGGTAGCCTCGCAGGCCGCGCGGTCACGCAAGCGGCCGCGCAGCGAGGCTACCGGAAATCAGTCCTTGCGCTTTCCCTTCGCAGTCTTGGGCTCAGGAGAGAAGAGATCCTCGGAATCGAGATCCGAGCGAAGCCTCACATCCGGGCCTCGGACCTCGATGACCTTCGGATGAGGCGACTGGAAGCTGCGGCACTTGGCGCGCATCACGACGCAGCCGTCGGTCTCGTGCGCGAGGAAGACGGCGTGCGAGTCGGTCGCCCGGCCGATCGCCGAGGCTCCTGCCCCGATGTCCATGTCGCTCTTCCCGGACTGGTTCCCCTTCGAGGCGTGGTGCACCACAATGATCGCGGCGTCGGTGAAGTCGGCCATGGCGTCAAGCGCGTTGTAGAGCTGCGTCATGTCGGAGTTGCTGTTCTCCTCGGCCCCCTTCGGAATGAACCGATAGAGCGCGTCCAGGACGATCAGCGAGTAGGTGCCCCGAGGACGCTGCCGTAGGGTCGCCTCGAGGTCTTCGAGGGTGGCGCGCTTGCCGCGCATCCAGGCGGCGTCGAGCCGCTCGGAGACGGTCTCCCGGCTCAGGCGCGAGGCGCTGAACGCCTTGTGCAGCCGGTTGAGCCCGGTCTCCCGGTGCAGCTCGTTGTCGATCAGAAGCACCCTGCCGGGTTCGCATTGGTGCTTCATCCAGTGCCCGCCGCGGATCACCTCCGCTACCAGTGAATATGCAAGCCAGGTCTTTCCGGTCTTCGGCGATCCGACCCAGTTGCAGACCTCGCCCCGGCGGACGAGCCCGTGCACGACGGGCTCGCGCAGCGGGATCTCGTGCTCGGCGAGCACGACGGGCTCGATCGGATACGGCTTTGCTTCCATGCAGCTCCTCCGTAAAAACGCCACGCCCCCGGCGGGTGCTCCGGGGGCGCGACGCATGGCAAGGGGCTGCAACGGGCAGCCTCGGAAAGGCTCAGAACGGGATCTCGGTGGCGTCGATGCCGTCGCGGTGGTCGCGGTACTTGGGCTCGGCGCGCGCGACGATGTCGCAGCCGGTGACCTTCCACGCGGTCGTGCCGTCTTTCTGCTTGAACGCGCCCAGGAACACCTTCACCTGGTCGCCCCGGAACAGCGGGTCCATGGCCTCGATCAGCTTCTCGTCAAACACGGGCCACTTCTCGTGCTGGGTCGACGTCAGGCGGGCCCACCGCTTGCCGTTCTTCTCGCCGACCTCCCAGTAGAGGACGGTGACGCTGCGGAACGACTGCCGCTCCTCGTCAGAGGCAGCAGGAACCTCGCTACGCCCTTCCGACGTCACGGGGTTCCTGCGGCCGGGGTCGGTCGCCGGACGTCCCAGACGGGCTTCCAGACGGTCCAGGGTGGCGCGGATTTGGCTCAACTCTTCGATCACTTCCTGCATGGGTCTTCTCCTGTCGGGTTGGCGCGACGATCGTCTCGGCATCGTCGTCGGGGTCGCCGACGATGTTGAGGATCGCGCAAAGTGCGTAGCGTCTGACGTAGGTGATGGCGGCGCCGAGGTGCTGGATGTTGCTGCCGGCGCGCCACCGGAGGTTGCTCGACCAGACTCCTCCCGACTTGTGCGCGAGGATGGTCTCGAGGTCCAGCCAGACGACGTCCCGGTCGTGCTCGACCGTCGGGTTCTGGATGACCGCGAAACCATGCCGGGCAAGCACCGGGCGAACGGTCTCGACCACCGACTTGAGGTCGGCGTAGGGCTGGCCGAAGTGGCTGTTCTTGGCGACGGCCGGGGGGTTCTGGATCTCGGCGGCCACGGCCGCCAGCGAAGCCCAAAACTGCGGACCGGGATCTGGTGTCGGTTCCTCCATCAGTAGAGGCCCCGTTCAAGCTTGTCGAGCCGGATCTCAATGTCCTCGAAGCGCTTCTGGATGTTGTGCACCTTCGCCGCGTCCGAACGTGCCTTGGCACGGTCGCGCGATTGCGCGTAGCCGACTGCCGCGTCCCTGAAGGCGCCGTAACGAACGAGAAGTTCGCCGGTGTCGACCTTGCGACGATCAGCTTCTGGAACCATGGCGAGCACGGTGTCATCACGGAAGGACAGCCCTTCCAACTCGCGAACGAACTGTCCACAACGGTGCACGAACATCCAACGGTCATTCAGTTCCATTTTCTACCTCTTTCTTTGTTGCTTGAAGCGTCAGGACGAGCGTCTCGAGCGCGTTGATGCGCGCGGCCGCCTCGCGCATGAGTTGCGCCGACTTTCGGTCGCCAGCCTCCGTGGCTTGCGCGCGGTACTCAAGCCGGTCGGCCATGTCGACGATGTCCTTGGAACGCTCGGCCGTGCGAAGGTGCTGCGCGTGGTACGCGTAGCTGTGCTGCCAGACGTCGCCTTGCTGGTTGTACTCAGTTGTGCGGGGGTCAGTCACGGCTTGGCCTCCGTCGCCAGGTAATCCCACCCGTTCTCCTTGGCGATTTCGCATCCCCACACGCCGCGGTTGTCTCCTACAACCTTGCACAGCCTCCACCTCGCCTCGTCGCGCTCGGCGCGTAGCCGCTCGATCTCGTCGGCGGCGGCGCACAGGAGTCTCGCGTCTAATCCACCAGTCGAGCGCAGCCGCGCCACGATGTCATCACTCATCGGACGGCCCCCGTTCCCAGGCGCCGTGCACCGCTGCAAGGACAAGCATGAGGATGACCCACATCATGCGCGCACCTCTTTCTCGGCCTTGCGCTCAAAGCGCGCGACGTACTGCTCGACGGCGCGGCGTGCGTGCCACGCCAAGGTGCCGCCCTTGGCCGCCTTGACGTCCTTCAGCTTCGTATAGAGCTCCATCGTCAGCCACACGGGCTGGCCCTTCAGCCTGGGCTTGTCCTCTTTGCCTTCCATGCGTCTACCTTCCTGCGGCCGGGCCGCGATTGCTTAGGGATACTAAGCATCGGCTTAGCCGTCAAGGGCGCTTCAAGATTTCTTAGAATCGAAAGGCACCGCATCGTTGAGCGCCTGCCGCCGGGCCGCGCAGCCGCCGCAGCCAGCGCCGCGGCGCTCGACGCGCGAGGAGCCAGCAGGAGCCTGTCTGGCGGCACGGCGGTCGGCAAGGGTCTTCAGACCCGTCCAACGCGCGACGGCTTCCACGACGTCGCCGAGGCCTCGGGGAAGCCCCCGGTAGTGCGCGCAGATCCGGCAGACGCCGGGGCTCGGCGAATCGCCGTACAGCGGCAGCGCCAGCGGCTCGGTGCATCGGCCGCCCTTCATGGCCTTGCACGTCACGCGTAGCTCCAGAAGGCCGGGCATCCGCCCAGTTGCTGTACGGCAAAATTGAGTCCGTAGCACGGGGCAAAACCGTCGTCGACATCGACGCAGGGACTTTGCAGCATGTTGGTGATCGCAGCGGTCTCGCCGGTATTGATCGTCGGTAGGAACCGCGATACGAACGCATCGTCGACGCACGGAACATCGTCACGTCCGGCAGTGCATTCCGGACGGGTAGTTATGCCGAACGGGCCGTTAAGCAGGACATTGGCCTCGAGATTCGTGTAGCAGAGGCCGTAGGCGTCCCCACTTCCGCAGAGCTGCTCGGTGCGAGGATACCAACCGAGACACTGGCGATTGGTGACAGCCGGAAGGCACGCGACATCGGATGAGAACGCAAGTCGAGCGCCGACCGATCGCAGCTCGTATGGACCATAGGGCTGCGGACAGGTATCGCAGTCTCCATCGATGCCCTCATGGGAACAGGTCACCACGAAATCCCCGATCTCGAGAGTGTGCTGCAAAGCCGGTGCCGTCGCGCCGGTGCAATGGTCAACCTTCGGCCAGCATCTCACGGTGATGCATGCGCAGACCTGATGTTCGAAGGTGTAGGTATTGCTGACGGCGTGGTAGGAGTCGTACGGAGGAGCACAGATCGAAAGACCGTCGAACACCTCGTCGATGGTCACGGTGCCGGTAATGGTGACCTCGCCGGTTCCCCGATAGCAGCACTCGCCGCCAGTGAGCGTCGTCCGAGTCACGACGAATGGCAGATCCTTCGTGATCGTCAGCGCGATGTTGTACGACCTGCGGAAACAGAATCCCTGCCCGCAGTCGACGCTCGGTACGCCGGAAATCACCTTGTTGAACTGGTAGCCGAACGTGAAGTTCTGCACCGCGTAGCTCGACGCGCAGCAAAAGGCCGAGCACGGCGAGCCTTCGCCGCAGCAGCACTGGCGCGACAGGTTGCTCATGCGTCGGCCTTGACCGCCTTGCGCGCGATCTTCGGCTGCGGCAGGAACAGGCCAATCCCGCCGGTCAGCGCGCCGAACGCAAGCGCGCCGAACGGGAAGCCCGACGCCGCCTCGCCCGCCGCGTTCAAGCCGAGCGAAACGAACGAATGCACGAACGCGTACCGCTGCTCGGCATCGTCGTGCGCCTGGCGAAACCGCTCGGTGTTGCTCTCGACGTAGTACGTCCAATCCGCCCACACGCGGTCGGCCTCGTCGAGCGTGATCGGCGCCTCGAGGTCGAGCGGGTTGAGGATCGGCTCGGGAACGTCCACGCGCACCAGTTGCCGCAGATCGCAGCCCTGCGCGGCAAGCATCACGATGATGATGGACGCGGCGAGCACGATGTACGCCTTGGCGGTGCTGCTCATGGCTTTCGGCTCCTCAGTCGCTCGAGTTCGGCCTCGAGGTGCCGCACCCGCTCCGTGAGGGTTGCGATGGTGGTCTTGAGATCGCCGATGGTCGAATGCAGCCAGGCGCTCGCGCCGAGGACGGCGACGAACGGCGCGAGGAGCTGCGCAAGTTCCGCGAAGTTCATCTGGCTTCCCCTGGCGACAACGTAAACATGGAGACGTTGGACGTGCCGCTCAGACTCTGCACGACCACGCTGCTCGGGACGCAGTCCCCGAGGTCGTACACGACGCCGGTGCTGTCGGCGGCAAAATAGGTCTTCGTGGTTCCCCCGTCGATGCTCACCCAGGCGTTGTTCGTCCGCACTTGGATGAAGCAGCGCCGGATGTCTCCGAACGTGCTCGGCGAGGTGAACGCTGCGGTGGTGGCTGCCGTATCTCCGTCGAATCGAACGGGCATGTCAGCTCTCCCCGGCGTCGAACGCCCATACGGATGCGTTGGTGGCGGTGCCGCTGTTGGAGCGGACGTAGATCGTCGACGGATCGGAAACGCCGAAGTCGTAGCGCGCATTCGCGTTGCCGCCGAGCAGCGTGACCGCGCCGACTCCTCCGGGATCGTTGGAAAAGTTCGTGTTTGCGAATGGCTGGACGAAAATGCGCTTGCCGGTGGTCGCCGGGCCGAGCGGAGCCCATGCGCCGGTGTTCGCGTTTACGGTGGTGTACGAGATCGAATAGAACGGCATGATTTGGCTCCGTGTGCGTTACTTGACGATCCTGATGAGGTAGCCGGAACAGACGTGAACCTGGTTTCCGAGGTGCGTGATGAAGAGGCTGTAGTGCCACACTGTCTCGGTCGGGTCGGCGGCAGACAGCAGCGGATCGATCGCGTCGAGATTGAGCTGGATGGTTCCTCCCGATCCGCCGTTGATGTAGCTTGATCCGACCAGAGTGACCGAAGGAGAGGCCGTCGGGGACGATCCGTTCGTCCATACGCGCATCGACCCGCTGTTGCCGGTCAGATTGTGGTTGGCGGTGTTGATCGTGTAGGTGCCGAGCGTGCCTGTGAAGGTCTCCGGCGTTCCCGGCGCGACGGTCGAGTAGACGATGTTTTCAGTTCTCATGGCGGGCATGCTCCGTCGATTGCCTGCGTGTTGATGATGATCCACCGCAGCGTGCCGTTGAGCTGCCGCATCGGCGTGATCAGGACGAACGTGCCGACGGGAATCGCGACGGGTGCGAAGGTTCCGACGAGATTCGCCGGATTCACGCCGTAGCTGTACCGCCCCGAGACGCCGTTGCTCAGCTCGGATATCGACAAGGCCGTACCCGTAAGACCGACCGACTTCGAAGTCGCGCGATTCGTATTGTTGAGAATCGCCTCCTCCCATGTGTAGGTGTACCTGGCGTTGGCTGCGTCCAGGACCGCCACCGCGGTGATTTTCGCGAGCAGGATCGTTCTCGGCGCAAACGTATCGATCCGCCGTGCGGCCCGATCGAGGTCGGTCTGCTGCGATTCGAGCGGCTTGTCGAACGTCCGTTTCACAGCCACCATCCTCCGAGCGCCATGGCCTTGAGCTCGAGATCGCCTCCGAAGATGTTGTTGAAGTCGGTCGCCGTCCGCGGCAGTCGCTGCCACCTCACATCCGACAACGCGCCGGTCGTGGTCATTCGCGGACGGCCGTCGGCATCGACGGCACAGACCTGATTGAAGTGGTAGAACCGGTCGAACAGGAACTCGAAGGTGACCGAGTAGAACTCCGTGCCGGGATCCTTCTCGAGCGAGACTCCCTCGCAGATGAGCGAGTAGGCCGGAAATCCTCCGAACGCGGTGTTCGTGATCGTCCCGCCATAGCTCGAGAGCGTCGACGCCGCGACCGTCATCGCCGTCACGCTCGCATCCTGCATCACCACCGTCCTGACGCGGACCTGTCCGACCTGGATCGACTGCGAGCCGTCGGCTCCGGTCAAAGAGGTACCACCGATGTCGGTCGAGGAGGAGTTCGACGCGGTGGTTGGCGGATTCACGCTCCACGAGGTGCGGTAAATCTGCATCGTGCGTGCTGTCGTGATGTACGACGTGTGCGCGGGAAGCATGTACAGCGCCGACGTGGTGCTGTTGGGATTCACGACGTAGCGCGTCGAGAACCGAATATCCGCGCGAACGGCCCGTCCGCTGTCGAGCAGACTCAGCGTGTATCCGCGAGCCTTCGCGTACTGCGCCCATGTGTATCCGGTGCCGGATACGCCGTAGTCCTCGTCCTGGATCGGCAGATGCCCCTCGGTGACGATCGCCTCGGTCTCGTTGACCAGGTTGATGACGGCTCCATCGAGACGGACGATGGTTCTTCTGATCGTGATGCTGCTTTCCCCGGCGAGGTTCGCCGTGGTCTGATCGAGCACCTGGTCGGTGTATGCATAGGTCGGCATGGTTCAGCTCATCAACTGCACGAGGCGCTTCAGGTTCTGATTCTGCTCGAGCATGAGGTCGCCGATGGTCGCCGTGATGCCACCGCCACCCGTCGACTGCCGGATCCGTTCCTGCTCGGCCAGTTGCGAGCGGAGCTGGAGCGCTCCAGCCTCGTTCGACGTCGCAAGCAGCATCTCCGTTTTGATCTGCTCGGCAGTCTTGCCTCCGGCGAACGCACCCAGCGCGGCCGTCGCGATCCTCAATCCGTCCTGAAACTCGCGCGCCCACTCGAACATGCCCGCCGCCCTTCCGGTCTCGGCGTCGGCACCGGCTGCCGTGAACACCTGACCAAGGCTCGGCAGGCTCTTTGCGGTCGACTTCTCGAGCATCGACAGCCGCTCGAGGATCACGCTGTTCGCCGCGAACGTCTGCTCTCCGGTCTTGCGGAAGTCCTCCAGCGCCTTCGTCGCGCCCTTCGTAGCCTCGCTCATCGTCTGCATGAGCTTCGCGCTCGCGATGAACGGCGCGGCCAGGCCGGCCGCAGCGGCAGCGCCACCCGCTCCAAGCGCGCCGACCGCCCCGCCGATCGCGCCGAATCCACCGATGCCGAGCGCGGAAGTCGCGCCCGCCTTCAGCGCCTGCGTGCCCGGCGTCGGCCCGGCGGAGACCTTCTCCATGCGCTTAGCGCTGGCGCGCATCTTGCGCTCGGCGTCGGCAAGACCCTTGTCGACGCCTTCCGTCGTGACCACGACGGGGACATGCACCTTGGGAAGACTAGGCACCCTTCAACTCCTGTCTGAGCGCCTCGTCGACGCCCGCTCGGACGAAATCAATCACGCGCGGTTGCCAGCGCCTTGCGGCACGCGTGAGCCACAGGATCCGGTAGATCCTCGCGCCGACTTTCCCCTTGACGCCGTCGCGCCAGCCGCGCTGTTGCGAGAACGGCACGATCCGGGCGTTCCGGTTCCCCTTCCACTTCCGCACGAGCTTCGGCGCTGGCTTTGGCCCGAATCCGCCGCCCTTGAGCTTCACGATGCCCTTCTGCCACGGGCGGTAGCCGCCGTCGTAGAGATGGCTACGCCATCCGACGCGGTTGCCGTCCTTCCTGACGCCTACGCCGCACCAAATCCGGCCCCTGCGGTAGGTCTTGGTCTTGACCGCGAGATCGCGCCGCGTCTGCTTGTGACGCTTCGGCAACAGCGCCTTTGCGCTCCGCTTGAGGGATTCGCCCCACTCGCGCAGCGACTTGCGCACGACCTTGCGCCGCACTTTCTTCGGAAGTTCCTGCGCGATCGCCTTGATCCGCTCGAGATCCTTTGCGGACACCTGGAACTGGGCCCGAAAGGCGATTCGCTTTAATCCGGTCGAGCTCACGGCGTATGCCCTTCCAATCGGGGATCTCGAGCTCGACGTTGAGCGCGGCCACGCTCAGCGTCGACAGGTCGGTGCTCGTCAACCTGAGAGCCGCGAGGAGCACCCGCCTCGCGGCCTCACCTAGTCCCGGCCTTCCGCGTACAGCGGCTCCACCAGCTGCGCAATCCTCTGCACCATGAACGCGTCCGCGGCGAGCGCCTCGTCGACGCTCGCGAACACCGGAGCGCCGTCCTCGACGAGGTGCCGCGCGACCATCCATGCGCCGAGGCGATCGGGCGTCCTGGCGTTGACCTCGAGCGCCTCGAGCAGGTCGAGCGCCGACGGCCGACGCAGCACGACGGGCGTGCCGTCGGGCAGCGCGCCGTGCCAATCGCGGAGCATGAGCGCCTCGCGGATGCTCATGCGATCGTCACCGCTCCGGTGATCTGAAGGGTCGCCGTGCAGCGAAGCACCTCGTTCACGGCCGCCGTCGAAGAGAACGCGGTCACGAACGCGTTCCCGCTGTACGTCATTCCGGTCGAGAGCACGAGCGAGAACGCAGCCGCCGCGCTGCCGCTGTTCACCGCCGTCTCGAGCGCGGCGACGCCTGCGTCGCCCTGGTCGTAGAACGCCTCGATCGAGATCGTCCCGCCGCGGTTGCCGAGGATGTAGGACCGGGCCGCGGTCGTGATGTTCGTGGTGTCGATCGTGGTCTGGTCGAGCGAGACCGAGGCATTGACGAGCCCGGAGATCGCCGAGCCGCTGAAGGTGAATGTGCAGTTGGCTGATGAAAGTCCTGCCATGGGTCACTCCGTGTAGATGATGGTGAAGCGCGCCACCACTTCGGCGGGCTCGCGTTCGTCGCCCTCTCCGACGGTCGGCGGATCGATGGTCCGACCGTCGAACATGATGGCCGTGAAGGTGATGCCGTTCCATGTACCCAGCGCCACGGCAGCCATGAGATCAGCATGCAGTTGAAGCGCGTCCCCGACCGATTCGGCGATCGAACGCACTTCCAGCTCGGCCTGCCACTGACCACTGATGTCGGCGCGCTCGAGGTTCTGCACCTCGTAGGTGTACGCCGGAAGCGCGCTGTCCTGCGGCCTGGCTCCGAGCGTCATGACGTACGCGTTAATCGCGTTGAGCGGATTCGCGTAGAACATCGACTTGATGGCTAGTTCGACGTTCACTGGACCTCCTCGACATCTAGGACCGCCAGCATGTCGGCCTCGTCGAGGTTCTGAATGCCGAGGATGCGGAACGTGCGGCCACGGACCTCAATGCGGTCCTTCTCGGTCAGACTCAGGCGCTGGGCGCTGTTCCACCTGCACCGAATCTCGGCACGGCGCACGACCGCCACGCCGTCGGCGTACGCCTGCTCCGTCGCGCTGTCCGTGCGCAGGTCGACCCAAAGCGGCGCCTGTCCAGGCATCGTGGCGTTGACCGAGTCGAACGTCGAAGAGGTCTGTCCGAACGCGTCGACGCCAGCCGCCCGCAGGACGGTCGCTGGAAAGCGGAGGCGGCCGCTCGAGATCATCGGAGCGGCCCTCGCGTCGAGTAGGCGCTCAGGATGTACTTGAGGCTCAGCGGAACCTCGGAGAGCGCCACCGGCGCCGTCGCGTCGGGGTTGGCGTACCACGCGCCGACGAGCGCGACGATGGCCTGCTGGAGCGCGTGCGGCACCTGCGAGTATCCGGCGACGTAGGTGACGGTCGGAAACTCGCCCTCCTTGAACGCAGGCGTCGAAAGGAACTCGATCGCGAGCAGTTCATTGGATTGATCGGTGTACCAGTCCGACGTCGGCATCGTCACGGTCGCGCCCGACGGATCCTTGTAGATCACCGATGTGAACGACGTGCACGGCTGCACCGGCGGAACGAACCGCCGGAAAGACGGAATCTTCGCGGTAACGGATGAACTGGTCAGTCGGATACCAAGTTCGCGCTCGATCATCTCGCCAGCCGCGATGCAGAGCGTCGTAAGGATGACATCGTCCTCGTCGGCGTCGATGCGCAGACGGGTCTTCAGGATGTCGATCGGGATGGGTGGCTGTGCCATGAAAGCCCCCCGCACGGTTTCCCGTGCGGGGAGCTGGAGGTAGAAAGAGATCAGCCGACGATGGCGCTGAACGCGGAAGCGTTCGTGCAGCGCGAATCCGTGCGCATGTAGGTGTAGAGCGTCGTGCGCATGTTCGCGGCGCCGCTGTACGGGTCGATCATCGACGTCATGCCGGTGCGGTCGAAGATCTCGAAGTAGTTGAAGTCGCCGACAACCGCGTACACGGCCTCGTCGGCGGTCGCGGTCGGAACGTACGCGCCGATCCGATACGGAACGCCGTAGATCGTTCCGGGCGCTCCGTTGGTCAATCCGCCCTCACTGCCCACCTTCCAGATGTAGTCGGTGGTGTTGACCTTGAGCTTGCGCACGGTCTTGAGGAAGTCGTCGGACATGAGCCAGCTAAACCGCGGCGAGGAACGGTAAGCCGGGTTTACCAAATGCACTGCGTCGATGAGGTTGTCGCCGGAGACGGTGGTAAGCGCCACGCCAGCGCCGAGATCGACCTGCTGCGTGATGAGTCCCGTGTACGCGATGCCCTGCGGATCGCCGGTGCCGTCGCCGATCGTGTAGGCCTCCTCGATGACCTGAGAAAGCGCGAGACCGATGCGACTTGCGACCCAGTCGAGACCCGCGCCGATTCCGCCCTGGCCGATCGCGTCATCGATAAACTCCTGCGTCATCGTCGTCGCGCAGACGTACTTGATCGGGGTGATGCTGATGGCGGTTGCGAACGTCGGATCGGACGCCGCCACCGCGCCGTTGTCCGCGACCTTGGCCGCGGTTGGGAGCGCTCCCTCGACGGTCAGCGTGCGCTTGCTGTCGATCTGCGTGATCGGGCACATCTGACGAAGCACGTTCGTCTGGTACAGCTTCTCGACGATGCGGCGCTCCATGTCGGTCGGGATTCCGGCTCCCGAGGAGCTGGTGGTCAGGATGCGAAGCTCCTGGTGATCTCCTCGCGCGACGGCCTTCAGCCACCGCATCGCGTAGTCGGCGGAAGCCTGATCGTCGGCGCGCGCGGTCTTCGAGAGCTGGCCGCGAAACTGCGGCTCGGCCTCGAGCTTGCGGACGCGCTCCTCGGCTGCCCTGCGGGCAGCGCGCTCGTTCATCAGCTGCTCGACGGCGTCGAGGTCGGCGTCGATGCGGGCGATCTTCTCGCGCTCCTCGCCGCTGCCGCGAATCTCGACGTGGTGGGTCGGCGCGCCGGTGCGGTCGGCGAACTTCTCGAGGGTCTTTCGGTACTCGTGAACGGTGTTCTCGATGTCGTTGATCTGGTCAGACATGGCTCATCCTGTGCTTGTGGATCTCGAGCCGCAGACGGGCGGCTTCCGTAAATGCCGCGGAAACGCTCCGCAGGCTCGAAGAGGTCTTGTCGCCGTACGCCGCGTCGACCACGACGCTCAGCTCGACGAGCCGCGCGGAGGTGACGGTGCGCTCGGTGCGTCGCGGGTTCCATTCGTCCTTGTCGACGTAGAAACCGAACGACATCTCGCCGCTCAGGTCTCCGCGCGCGATCAGCTCGCGCACGTCGCGGCCGACGGTCGTGTCGGCGAGGTCGGCGGTGAACCGCAGCCCGGCCGCGGTGTCGGTGATCGACATGGTTCCGCTGCGCGTCCTGGCGAGGAGCGCGCCGGGGTCGTGGTTGAACAGCAGCTTGATGTCGGCGCCCGCGAGGTCTCCGAACGCGCCGCGCGCGATCTTCTCGCGGAACTGCGGCGCGAAGGACTCGCTGATCTCGCGAGACCACTTGCCGTAGGGCACGGCAAGTCCCGAGAGCGTGCGGCCGACGGGCTTTTCGATCGCGATGGTGCGACGTTCAAGCGAAGTCATTGACGCTCCCCGCGCTGGTGTCGTTGCCGACGTTGGTGGTTCCGCCGCCGGTGCCCATGTTCTTCGCGACGATCGGCTCGTCGAGTCCGGGCAGCGGGTCGAGGTCGAGCCACTCGCGCGCCTCGTTGCGCGTGATGACGCCGCTTTCCACGCCCGTCCGCAGCGCCGCCATCTGCTCGGCCAGCGACGGCCTCGAGATCGTGTCGGTGTCGAAGTGCGACTCGGAGAACGGCGCCAGCTTCGCGGTGATCTCGGCCTGCCATGCCGCAAACCAGTGCGACAGGCACGCGTCGACGTACATGCGCGACAGCCACTCCATGGAGCCGTAGGCGTTCGCGCTGTGCTCGGACAGGTAGGACGTCGGCACGCCGTAGATGCGCGCGACGTCCTCGACGCTGTAGCGCCGGGCCGCGGCGATGCCCTGATCGTCGAGCGTGCTCGAGATCCGCTCGACGCGCATACCCTCGGCGAGGACGAGCGGCTTGCCCGCGTTCACCGCTCCGCTGTGGTGCTGCGTGAACTTCTCGGAGATCGACTGACGCGCGGCCTCGGAGAGCGGTCCCGGATGCACGAACGCGAGCTTCGGGTTGCCCGCGTTCTTCATCACCTCGAGCTGCGCGGATTCCTGCGCGGCGAGGATCTGGAGGGAGGTCCGGCAGAGGCGGACCGGCGACTCCCCCCAGAGCCCGTCGAGTCCCACGGCCCTCACGTGAAGCATCGACTGGATCGGAACGTCGCCGTACTGACGCGTCCGGTAGATCGGCTCGGCCTTGGTGAGGTCAAGTGACACGCTCTCGATGTCGACGGGGAGCAGCTCGAGCAGATCGCCGCCGACGGTGCGGTTGATTACGGCGAACGCGTTGCCGTAGAGGAGCGCCTGCATCGTGAGCGCGCGCCGGAACTCGTAGCCGTTCTGCCATCGGTTCGGCTGCGCGAGGAGCCGCGCGACGATCGGCTCGTCGATCTCGAACGGCGTGCGCGCGACGTCGTTCGCGATCAGCGATGCCGCGCGGTAGACGGGCGTGAACGCGAGCGCCGTGCTCGGCGTGACCGACGGGATACCGGCCGAGTCAAAGCTCGGAACAAGCACCCCATGGGTCGGCCAGTAGCCAACCCACCGCCGGAAGAGGTCGCGCAACATGCGCGACATCCTCAATGTCACCCGCCGGGCGTGTCTCGGACTAAACCTCGGATTCGTAACAACTTGTGCGCTTTCCGCCCCAGCAGTGGACGGCCATGATCGCGGCCACCAACGGGTCGATCGCGGTGTGGTCGCGCGGCTTCTCCGGTCGGACGTAGCCGCTCATGCCCCGCTTCGCGATCGCGTCGGCGCAGGCTCGACGCATGATCGGATCGTCGCCGATCACGAGCTTGCGCCCGGCCCACAGGTTCTGCCACAGCTGGCAGCCCGGCGCGAAGGTCGCCGAGCCCATGCTGTAGGCCTGGATCGGTGCTCCGCGCTCCGCGAGCCGTTCCGCCAAGTATGACGCTCCCCATCGGTCATACCCGACGAGCTTGACGTCGAACTCGGCGAGAATGTCGACCACCTTCTCGGCGATCGCCTCGTGGTTGATCTCGGCGCCCGGCGTCAGCGTGATCTTGCCCTCTTCGGCCCACCGGCGGATCGGCATCCGGTAGTCGAGCTCGCGCTGCGCGACCTCGGCGCGAGGCCACCAGTAGTGGCCGCGGAGCGCCACCCGGCCATCGTCCAGGGGAACCGCGACCACGACCGCGGACATGTCAAGCGACTTGCTCAGGTCGATTCCCACCCAGGCGGGGCGCTTCGCGAGGTCGCGCCATTCGACCGGCTGACCTCCCGGCCACTGGCTCATGTCGAGCCACCCGCCGACGTCCTCGTTCAACCTGGCGCAGTGATAGCGGCAGAACTCGGCGCGCTGGACGTGGTCGCGGCGCATGAGGTTCCACTGCCGCCGGAGACTCGCGGCGGCCGGTTGGCCGTGCTCCATGCCCGGATTCGCCTTCGGCCACGCCGTCTCGTCGCCGATCTCGTCGCTCGGGTCGATCCCGTAGAGCATCGCAAACAACGCATCGTCCTCGGCCTCGCCGCTCAGGACCGCGCGGGCCTGCTCGCACAGCACCTCGTAGTGCGAGTCGGTGTGGCTGCCGGGCGTCGAGATCACCACGCCGAGCGTGTCGCGGCGCTTCATTCCGGTCGTGATGAGCTTGTTGAGGATCAGCCCCTTGAACTCGGCCGCCTCGTCGGCGATCCACAGCGACGGGTTCAGGCCGTCCAGGCTCGACGCCTTCGAGGTCAGCGCCGACATTTCGCAATCCGCATCGTCGCGGCGGATGTGATCCATTAGCACCTTTACCTCGAGCTCCTCGAGGCGCTTCGCCATCGTCCGGGCGGTGTCGATCAGGATCTGCGCCTGCTCGACCTTGTTCGCGAGGACGTGAATCCGCTTTCCGGCGCCGTGGCAGAAGTCGTAGAGCCCGAGCCCGGCGAGCAGCGTGGTCTTGCCGTTGCCGCGGGCCACCTGCATCAGCCCGAGCGTGAACCGCCTGGCGCCGTCCTTCCGCCAGCCGATCAGGTTGGCGACGGCGAAGACCTGCCACGGGTGGAGCTCGAACGGCTTGCCGCTGTCCTCGCCGACGAGCGTGAGCCGACGGTAGAACGCCACGCAGTCCTCGACGGCCTGCCAATCCATCTCAAGGTCGGACCGCTCGAGATCGCGCAGGAACCGGGCGCACGCGGCATACATCCACCGACCGGCAACGATCCGGCCGTCGGTCACGGCCTGGGCGTACTGAGTGGCGATGGCTTGCGCGTCTTTACACATGGTCGCTTTTTCGGACCCCCCCCCTCTCGACGGTGGTTTTGGGTTGGGAAACCGCGTTGGCGCTCGGATAACGCGGTCGGACATGGGCTTTTTTTGAACACCTGCGAAT